TGTTTAGCTTTACCTAAAGTAGTTTTAATCTCTGCACGTTTAGCTCTAACTTGTAGAGGTCTTAAAGTCTTTTCCCATTCTTTAGCTATAGTATTATACGCTTGTTTGTTAGCTGAAGAAGGGTTCTTCTGATACTTCTCATATGCAGTCTTTAATACTGATTTAGGTATAGCATCTTCATACATAGGTGTATCTTCAGGTAGTATATCTTCTATCTTATCTATAAGAACATCTAATACCTTTGGATTTATCTTCCAGGAGGTTTGTTGTAGATTATTAGCTGCTCTAACAAAAGATGAGTCAATATAAACATTATTAAACTTATCTTTCTGTTCTTGAGGTGCTGATATACCCCATCGTTTTATTAAAGGGTAATTCTTAGGTTGCATTATATTGTTTATATCTTCAGGTATAACATCTACTGTATATACGAGTAATCCTTTGCTTTCAATAAGTTTAAACTCACCGATTTCTTCCCAACGTTCAGTTGGCTCTATCATGTAAGGAGCTTGAGCGTTATAAGCGCCAAAGCCTTCTGCTCTTTTTACAGTGATAAATCCTGATTGCACATAAGCTTCTAACACTAGATCACCAGTTCTTATTGATTGATGAAAGCTACATTTAGCATTGAAGTATCTTGTGAATACGTGTTCACCAATACCTGTACTAACTTGTGTAACTTTAGCTAGACCTATGGGTTGTTCAGGATATTCTCTAGTAAAGTTAGAGGACATCTTATCGAAAGCTACTTGTACTATATTAGGTAAGCTTTCTTTAAAGCTAGATATAGTACGTAAAATTTGAGCGCCCTTGTTTGCTTTAGGGTTATTCATATTTACACTAGAAACTTTTGTTATTAGATAATCCACCACTTCATTTAGAGGGTCTTTCAAGTTATCTGTCATTAGGTATTCCCTTTTAATAATGGACTACAATCATATACTAAAGCTATCTTCTTGTAGTTCATCGTTTAATCTGCCTGTATCATAATCATATTTACAAGAACCAGCTGGACCAGTCTTACCAGTGTACCTTGATTTTAATACTGAAAGTTTTATTGTATTTCTTTCATCTTCTTTTTCTGCAGTTATATTACGTGCGAAAGCTAATATGTCATGTGATATTTGTTTAATAGAACCAGAACCTCTGATATCATCTACAGTAGGTAGTCGACCTTCTTCGAATGATTGACCAGTAGTTGACATCTTACGTAAGTGAGATACTAGACCTATCCACACATTGTGTTGTTTAGTTATTCTTAGTAGATCATTCATTACTTTATCTATAGCTTCGTTACCGGTTAATCCATCAGAACCTTCTGATACTAATATAGTAATGTGATCAATGAATAAATACTTACAACCAGATAAAGCCATATACTCTAGCTGAGATATAATACCGTTAGACATAGAACCACAGTGATCTAACACTAATACTCTATCTTTGAACTTGTCGAAACCGACTCTTAGTTCATCTAGCTCTATCTTTTCTGCCGCAGGGTTTTTATTTATTACCATGCCTGATAGTTTACGAGTAGTTTCAGCGGGGCTTTCTTCGAGTGCAATGATACCTATCTTTTCATCAGTCTTATCTATGATATCTAATACTATTTCTCTTAACATAGTAGATTTACCTGCACCAGTACCAGAAACCCATAAGCTTATTTCACCTAGTCTCATACCTTTGATTTTATCATTTAGGCCTGAGAAGCATTTAGGGTATGGTAATGACTCGATCTCATTATATTCTACAAGCTTAGCCCACAAGTCTTCACCTGTAACAATACCTTGAGGACTATACTGTTGAGCATCCCATATACCTCTTAGTAGAGACATATGACCAGAATTAGTTAGTGCTTCAGAAGCATCTTTGTGAGATGTTTTAGCTACTTTTACTTTATCAAAGCCAATAGCATTAGCTAACTTATCTACAGCTATTTTACCTGCTTCATCTGTATCGATAAACAGTATTACTTCTTCGAATGATCTTAGATAGTCTCTGTTTTCTACTACTGCTTTTAAGTTAGATGCAGAAGGTATTGATACAACAGGATATATTGTTCCAGTACTATATTTACTATATGCTTCAGCTACAGCTAATGTATCTTCTTCACCTTCAGTTATAACAATACGTTTACCACCACCAGAAAAGATGTTTTGACCAAACAAAGTTAGAGGTAGTCTACCTTCAACTCTGAAGTCTTTAGGAAACAATCTTTTCTTGTTACCTACAACAACATTGTTTTCATAGTAAGGGTAGAATACAGCACTAGTGCCACCAGAAGAAGATACTTCCTTCTTAACACCGAACATTTCACATACTTTAGTAGATATATTACGTTCAGCAGAAGTACCGAAAGGTAATGATTTTATAGGCACAACAGTATTATCTTCTTTCTTGTTGAAAGCTTTTTTATTACTTTCACAATCAGGAGTGAAACACCATGTAGAACCATCATCATATTCACACTTGTTGTTACTTGAACCACAAGAACTACATTCAGTTTTTCTTATTATTTTACCCATAGTTATATTCCTAACTTGTTACACATTATTAATTGTTCGAAAGCGGATTCAACACTTAATTTAGGATTACTAATAAGTATTTCTGCCGCAAGTATTTCTTTAAGACGATATATTGCTTGTTCTCTCGTCTCCCCAGTCGTCACTACATTCACCCAACCCTTCACGAATGTTGCTTGATATTGATCGGGATGATTCCAGTCCTTCTCTACTTTTATGTTGAATGTTTTTAACAGATCTTCGTCCTGTGCAGATATCATAGCGATCATTAATTGTTCTCCTTAAGTATATAAGATCCATGTTGAGTTGCATATTTTCTTCCCAACCTCTACCATAATGTTCTTTCCAAAAGTCTTTTACTTTAGATAGGTGTTGATTCATAGGTACATCTTCAAGTACTTTTGAGGCTTTAACTTTACCTATACCTCTTAGTCCAGGAATATTATCTGTAGAATCACCCATCATTACTTGAGTATGTAATAGCAAAGAAGCTTCTTCTTCAGATATATTTGTATAATCTTTTCTTCTTGTATTATAATGTAGTCCTGGTACTTGTAACATATCTTTATCTATACTTACTATAATACCAGGATCTTTTGTTTGCCACATAGCTAACAAATCATCAGCTTCCATATCATCAGCTGTTACTGCTTTCCAACTATCTTTTAAATAGTTGTAAGCATATTCAAAGAAATCTTTTTCTTCTTGAGTTAACTCTTTCTTCCTATTACCTTTATATGGTGGGTAAATATCTTTTCTAAAGTTACCTATACCTTTAATAGCTATCATGCCATTACCACCTTGTAGGTCTGACATTATATTAGTTATTGTTTGGTCTAACTTCTTCTTAATATCTTTGTTACTTGTAGCACCCCAAATAGATTGGTATACTAGAATGTCTCCGTCAATGTATATATTAGTACTCATCATCTTCTACCTTTGTTATTTCAAGTTCACCCATATGAAGGCCGATTACTATGTCAAGTAATTCGTCGGCCTTCTTATCTAACTTCCATACCTGATAAGACTGAAATAGTATTATGCCTATCAACAGGAAGAATACTTCTATTAACTCCATGTATCTACGTATTCAACTAAATGATCATAGCCCCCAATGTGGAGACCATTAATTATTATTTGTGGTACGGTATTGCCTAGTCTTTCTTTAACATCATCTATAAATTGAGGTTCTTTATCTAGTCGAACTTCATTTATAACACAATTCTCTAGGGAGTGCAATAAGTTTTTTGCCTTCTCACAAAATTCACAGTTAGCTTTAGTATACATAGTAACTATACGAGGACTAATATACTGATCCATTAAGTATCTCCTTCTTATTTTCATAAGGAGCAACTACTTTACGGTAGAACTCCATCTGAGCTCCTGCTAAAGCTCCCATAACATCATTAAGTGTTTGATAGTTATAGGGGCCCTTATCTGTTATATAGCTTTGAATCATTTCAGCTATAAGGTATTGAAGTTCTCCTGCTGTCTCAGGGTCTCTATCAAATAATTCTTCTCTTTTATTCTTTTCAATATATGGCATTAATGCACCTCTAAATAATCATTACCTATTTTACAATCGCCTGCTTCCATTATTTCTACACCAAGTTCTTTAGGCGCTTCAATAAACCACTTACGGATAATTGGTTCAGCTTTGATAGCATCTTCAGGAGATACTTCCCACGTACATTCATCATGGTAAAACAGTAATTGCTTTGCTTCAATACCTTCTTTTTCGAAGGCTTCGTTGATACGCACTATAGTACGTTTCATTAGTATAGCTTCAGTACCTTGTATAAGGTAGTTGAATGCTTTGTATGCTTCTTCAGTGTAGATACGACGACCATCAAGACCATGTAAGTATCCTCTTTGTTGAGCTACGTTCTTTACTTTTTCTGTTAGACTAGCTAATGCAGGCCAACGATTTAAGAAAGCATCTTTAGCTTTATTACCTGCTTGTGCTGATCGACCTAGTATAGTACCTAGTTTAACACCACCTGCACCGAACAAGAAGGCAAAGAAGAAAGGCTTAGCTTCATTGCGAGAACAATTTATTGCATCAGCATTTTTCTGATGTATATCTCCTTTTAATATTTCATCAGACATTTCTTTATCTTTACCGAAGTGAGCTACAACTCTAGCTTGATAACCCGCACCGTCAGCAGATATTAATACTTTGTTTTTAGGTGCGATAAACATTGAACGTATATCACTACCATAAGTTGCTTTAGGTGAAGGTATGTTAGCTATTATTTTGTGTGTTTGACGACCAGTAGCGGCACCAATATCAATAACATCACCATATAGTCTTCCATCATGTATGTGTTCCTTCCATCCAGTTAATATACTATGTCTAGCTCTTAGTGTAAAGTATTTATCTATATCAACACCGATTTCACCTAACTTAATTAAGCTATCGGTAGTTAACTTAGGGCTTATTTTAACAAACTGACCATTAATCTTTTTCCAGTTCCATTGACTTGGTTGCCAACCTATTGTGTACAAGAATTCTTTTAAGTGTTCTTGATTACCTAGTCTTGCTTCAACAGTTTCTTTGCGTTGAAATTCTTCGTGAGGTTTTATAGGAGGATTATCAGATAGTGCATCAGATACATCAACATATTTACCTAAGTAGTCACTTAGTAATCTTGCAGATACAGAAGTATACTCTCCGTTCTTTTTGTACTTTGCTGTCTTTGGTTCTTTATCTATAGTGATTACAAGTGTTCCAAGCTTTGGTTCTACTCTTTTCTCTATATTATTTATTTCAGACTTGATATTAATTATAGTTGACTCAAGTAGTTCTTCATTTATCTGCCAACCGTTTCTTATTTGTTCACTAGACCAGTAAGCCATTTGATGTTCTATATTAATAGCATCATCATAGTTAACGTTATTTTCTTTTATTTTATTATACTCTTTCATTAACATATGATATACTGCTATGTTAGCATCAACATCTGCTACACAGTATTCTACCATTTGATCAGAGTAGTTATCAAAACCACCATCATAATCCATCTTCTGTTCTTCTCCTGCTTGTATAGCAAGAGCTTTAAGACTATGTTTTCTAAATGTTTTCTTACGATGGAAGTCATTTAACCTTGAGTATATTACCGTATCAATTATTTTGTTACGATCTATAGCGTATCCTGCTACTTTATCTAACACTACACGATCATATCTCATACCGTTGTGTGCTATAATACCTGTAGCTTCATCTAATAACTTAAATGATTCAGATAGGTTAGGGTACTTATCGTCATGGTCACTGAAGATATGTAACTCTTTTGTATCTAAGTTACGCATTACTGAAACCCATATTGTGTCCGCTACATCTTGGAAGCCATTCGCTTCGATGTCCCACGCATATATTGTCATTGTGTTTCCTTTAAAATAATAGTTCTAGTTTAATAGTAGCACCATTATTAGTGCTACCATCTTTCTTTTTAGGGTTAGGAGTTAATATTATATTTAAATTATCTCCTAGCTTGTAACCAAATCTACGCTTAGTTGTTAACTCATTTAAATATTCATTCATTTCTACCTTATTTTCTTTCATTATATAAGGTTTATCTTTATTTTTATTAATGAATATACTTTTTGTAGTTGGATTATCATTTGGTTTAATGTTGTATAGTACTAAGTATAAACCAAGCAATATAATGTAAGCAGTTAATAACTTTTTCTTATGAAACATTAACTCTGCGACGGTTATTCTTTATGTAAGATACCATTGCTTGAGTTATATTAAACCTATGTGCTATTATTTTCTGAGGGATAGTAGTTTCCCTTGTTATTTTTCTTATCATCTTAACATCATAGTTATCTAGTTTCCAGTAAGTCATGTGTCTTTTCCTGTCTCTTTAGGGATGTATTTAATTCCTGCAATGTTACCATTGTAGAATTTTAATTTACCTTCATTACATCTCATTGTTAATACGTCAAGCTTATGTTGAAAGTTAGCTTCACCATAAGACAATCCGCCTCTGGTTTGATATAGTCTTAGCACTAAGAAATTAAAGTTCTCATTACCATGTTTAGCTATATCTAGGTTTAGTTCGGCTGAAGACCCTGTATATGTCTTCCAATTAGTCTCAGTACCGTACCTATAATTCGGAACCTTGACTCCCTTTCTTTTATAATTCTTTTTACCGCCGTGTAAAAAGTTTTTCTTGCCTACATAATACTTATCATCAACAGAATTATGTATAGCATATACAAAACCATGAAGACCTACAGGTATAATAGGATTATTACTAATCCAGTGACCCTGATCTTCATGGTTACTACCAACTTTAATTAAGCCTTTAAGATCTGTATATTTAATCATAGTACTCTACAACAGCATCAAGTGCATCTTGCAAATCATAGTGTACCTCTGTAGCATAAGTGTAAATGAATGGATGTTTAAATTGATCAGGATCTACTAAAGCTATAATGATTTTACCCCATTGATAAGCTTGAGCTACTTCCATTACTGTACCCCATTTCTTTCCTGGCATTGAGTCTCTTAGATCAGCTAATATTACATGTGATCGTTTGATATCAGCCATATCTTGAGCTGTAATACGTTTAAGCTTATTGTATGTAGATATATCATCATCTGCTTCTTGATCGTGAATAGGTGCACGCCTTGTAGGGTGTAAGCACTTAATGTCAAAGTCATCTAAGAACTTATCTGAGTAGTCACGCCATCCAGTCATATCTGAATTGCTAACATGCTCCATTGCACCTGCGGTATAAACAAAATCTTGTCTCATTACTTATTACCTTTCTTTCTCAAAGTAAATCGGTTAGCCCAGAGAACCTGAGCCAACTGTGTTGTATAGTAACTAACGTTATACGTAGGAAGGATCCATGCGGACCCATTCCTAGTATCAACTCTAATTAATTTCTTCTCCATTAGAAGTCTTCACCTGCCCCTTCATAAGCAACATAGTCTGTCACTTGTAGGGCAACTAGCATAGCTGAGACACCTGATTTACCACCAACATTCCAGTCATAAGAGAATAATTTGATATGACCTTTAGTGCCATTACCCATATTCTTTATTTTACTTGGAGCCATTTCCTCTTTATCTAAGTCAATAACTTTAGGTGGATCTTGCTCTTCTCCGTTAGCTTTAATTGCTTTACGTTTAATGTTAGCATACCAGGTTTTGTTCTCACCCGACTTCATCTTAATACCGCTACTCTCTAGTTGAGCTTTGGTTGCTTCATTGTCCGTAACAACTTGAACGTCCCATTGGAGTGTACCAAATGGAGAATGTTTATCAACTAGTTTAGCCCAGTTAAATGTTACGTCTCTTACTACCATTACTTGATTAGCCATTATATTATTCCTTTTCTAATGGATTGTTATTGTATCAGAGTGTAGCTCTACAATTATTTGTAGCACTATTTCTTCTACATTATCAGAGTTAACTTCATTGTCAACACTAATTTCGAATAGCTCTGTCATTACAAAGCTAGTTTTATCTTCAAAGACATCCCAGAATACAGGGAAATCTTCGTATCCTTTTACTGACAGATACTTGTGATTAGCTATGGGAAATCTTACATTATCTCTCATCTTGCTTTTTGATTACTTCAACAAGGTAATTAGCATACCACTGTATCTTTAATGCGTCCTGTTGTTTAGCATCTTTCTTACCAAGACGTATACTATATTTAAGTATTTGACCTACTAAGTGTGATTCAATACCTTTATGATGAGCAAGAATATAGTTCATAAGATCCATATACTCTAGACCTTCAGGATAGTTACCTGCAGGTATTACTTTATAATGAGCAGGATTAATAATACTATCTTTAACTCTCTCATTCATATCTTTAAAGTCACCATGAAAGTCTGTTGGTTCTTCTTGCATTAACTCTCTTCCTTTCTCTCTGTCGTAAGTTATTAACTCATCCATGACATCCATTTTTTCTGTCTCAGTTCTAGCATGAGTTAATCTCTGTACTATGTTAGCACGGTTCATTTAATTTCCTTTCTACGAAAATAGCGTTCCCTTTTAATAATGGACTATACATTTAGATATTAAGCCCTTCCATCATTTTTCTTTTTTGTCTTGCTCTCATGGTACGCTCAGCCCAAGACTCATCAGCACCTAGTGCCCATATCTTATCATCTTGATTTGATACAGACAATACTAAGTCCTTGATTTTAATTAATTTATCTACGGCTTCTCCATTATGATACCAATTAGCTTCTCGCATTTCTTCTCTTGTACCTGTTATTTGTAGTGCTTGTACAAAGTATAGTGTTCTATTATTGTCACGAGAATATTCTTCTGCTGATATAGGAAAGGCTCTACTACCTTGATACTCTAATATTTGAAAACCAAGATCACCTATAGTATCGAACCAATGTTTATTTACTTTGATAGTAGGATTATATCTCATTGGAGTAATGCTTCTAACATCTTTAGTAAATGTTGCTTTATCATCTTCATTTTTAGCAACAAAGCTATAATTTAAATTAAATAAATGATTAGAACCTATATGACTTAGTTTTCTATTAAGACCTAGTACTTTATCTTTATATTCATTTCTAATTATATCATCTTCAGTTTCATTTAATTTATAATCAATATATATTTCTTTCTTTACTATTTCACACATGGTACTAGCTAAGTGATTACCAATCTTATCTCTTATATCCCACAAAGGTTCTAATTCTTTATTATCTCTCAAAGACTTAGAATACATTCTATTGGCTTCATAAGAAGTACTATAGTTAGAGTAGCTATAATACTCTGTACTATGGCTATCTGAAAAGTTAATGAGAACTAATAATTCTCCGTTAACACTACCATTCTTTGTAGATGAATTAAACTTTTCAAACAAGTTACTTTGTAAATGCTCATATAACTCTTCTAAATCATAGTTAATACTGGTTGCTAGATGTTCAAGATGTCTTACTAAAGAGTAATATCTATTAGCTTGGTATGGTAAAGACTTAGGATCATTTGCATGACCATCTTCTGTAAAATATTTACCATTAAGTACTTTATAATCTCTAAACATTGTTATATCCTTTCGTGCTTAGAATTTTACAGACACAAGTGTGCCATAAGGGTTTTCTTTATTTTGACCAGTTGATAGCCATAACACAGGCTTTTCAGGTTCTGGAGGCCAATCCCAGAACTCACAGTCCGAGAAGCAAAGTATATTCTCTACTTCAGGAAGACATTCTTCTACATACTTAAATCCTGGTGACATATCTGTACCACCACCACCTACAAG